CCTGATCCAAGTAGAGGTGAACCTATGACCAGCCCGATCTACTCCAGGAAACTCAAAGAGATCATCTTCGAGTTGGACGGCGAGACGTTCCAGTGCCAGATCAAGTCCTGGAAACTCAACAACAACACCCCCGACGGGGAACGGCTGTACGCCTTCTGCCCGGACGGGGAGAAGTTCGAGGACGCCGAACCTGAGTGGACCCTGGACCTCACGTTCTTCTCCGACTGGCGCTCCGACGGAGTGTCGGAGTTCCTGACCCTGCACGACCAGGAGACCGTGGACTTCACGCTGACCCATAACAGCGACGACGTCGAGGCCGAGGTCCAGTGGACCGGCCGAATCAAGATCAAAGCCCCATCGGTGGGTGGCGACATCCGTACCACGGAAATGACCGAGGTCACACTCCCGTGCATCGGCAAGCCGGAGTTCTCCCGGGTCGGCAGCTGACCGCCATGGCCATGTTCGAATTCAAGGTCACCCCGGACGACGGGGACCCGTTCGAGGTGTCGGCCGACAGCCGTGACGTGCTGGTGTGGGAGCGCACCAACCACGGCAAGCGGGTCATGGCCACGCTGCTGGACAACATGTCGATCACCGACATGTACCAAGTGGCCCACATCGCCGCCCGGCGGCAGGGTCTCTACCCGGACGACCTCAAGACGTTCGAGCAGACCTGCGTGCTCGGGTTCGACGCCTCCGAACCACCGGACCCTACCCCGCCGGATCAGTCCAACGACGACTGATCCGGCTGGCCATCGCGACCGGCATCCCGCCGGACGTGTGGGCCGAGCAGGGAGAACGGGCAATCGCAACCGCCCTGGACCTGCTCAAACCAGACCCGCCGGATCAGCCCGGCGGACCACAGATGAGCGGATAGGGAGGTGACCACATGGCCCGGAGCAAGGCACTAACCGTGACCATCCGCATTGACGGGCTACGTGAGACCCTCGCCGCGTTCAGACGCCTGCCGCCGGAGGCGTCCGAGCAGCTGCGCGTACGCAGCCTGCAAATCTCCGAGGTCATCGCCGGTCGGGTTCGCTCCGCCGCTCACGCTGACTCCGGTCAGGCCGCCCTGATGGCATCTACCGTCAAGGCCCGCCGCGACCGGGTCCCGGCCGTGGCCGCCGGTGGCACCACCCGGGTCGGTAGCAACCGCAAACCGGCGTTCAAGGTCCTGTTCGGGTCCGAGTTCGGGTCCAACCACCTGCGCCAGTTCCGCCCACACCTCGGCCGCGGGTCCTACTGGTTCTTCCGAACCGTGGAGGAGAACGAGGACTGGATGGCATCCGCCTGGCGCCGGGCCGCTGACGACGTCGTTGCCGCATTCACCAGGAGCGTGTGATGGCCACCAACAGCCGAACCATCGTCGTCAAGTTCGCCGGGGACGCCAAGGGCCTCAAGAAAACCACCCAGGACAGCCACCGTGACCTCGCCAGCTGGGGCGCCGGGCTGGGCAGGTTCGCGGCCGGCGCCGCCGCGGCCGTGGCCACCGTCGCTGTCGCGGTAGGGGCCACCGCCCTCACGGTCGGCAAGGACCTGTACGAGCTGTCGAACAACATCAAAGACCTCGACATGAAGTCCCGGGCCGTGTTCGGCGACCAGCTGGCCGACGTGCAGAAGTGGGCCGAGGCCAACCGCCGCGCGTTCGGTCTGAGTAGCCGCCAGGTCGTCGGCCTGGCCGCCAACCTCGCCGACCTGCTCAAGCCCATGGGGTTCACCACCAAAACGGCCGTGGCCATGAGCGAGAAAATGCTCGACCTGGCCGGCGCCCTGGCCAAGTGGTCCGGCGGCACCCGCACCGCGTCCGAGGTGTCCGACATCCTCGTGAGCGCCATGCTCGGCGAACGGGACGCCCTCAAGGGCCTCGGCATATCTATCAGTCAGGCCGAGGTCGACGCCCGCGTCGCGACCATGTCCACAAAGAAAATGACCGAGGCAGAGAAGGCCCGCGCCGAGGCCCTCGCCACCCAACAGCTGATCTTCGAAAAGTCCACCGACGCCCAGGCCGCATGGGCCAACGGAGGAAAGGCCGCCGCCGAAGCACAGGGCCGTCTACAGTCCTCGATTCAGACCACCAAGGAGAAGCTGGCCGTCCTGCTCACCCCTGCGTTCGACGCCGCGACCGTGGCCGTTGGCAAGTTCGCGGAACGGGCCTCGACCAAGTTCGACGAGCTGGCCCCGAAAGTGGAGAACTTCGTCAAGACCGAGCTGGGCGACCTCACCGCCGCCCTCACCCACCTGAAAGACGACACTCTGGCCGGCCTGTCCAACGGCTTCGACAAGGTCAAGACCTCGGTCGACGACAACGCCGACTCATGGCGCAAGCTCGACGCCGCCCTGACGCACATCGCGGAGGTGTCCGGCCCCGGAGTGAAGTTCCTGCTCGAGCAGATGGGCCAGGGCCTCGCCAACACGCTCAATGGCCTAGCGCAGGTGATCCAATCGTATGAATGGCTGATCCGGACCATCGGCACGGCTATCTCAAAGCTGCTGATCTTCCTCGGCCTGCATTCGAAGGTGGACGCCACCTGGCAGCCGCCTCGCGGGACCAGCACGTTCGGCGCAGCCCCCGGCCGGCGCGCCAGCGGCGGACCTGTGTCCGCGTTCCGGGACTACTGGGTAGGCGAGAACGGCCCCGAGCTGCTCCGCATGGGCGCCAGGTCCGGCACGGTCATCCCCCACCAGCAGGCCGTGAGTAGCAGCTGGTCGGCCGGTCCGACCGTCATCGAAAACCACATCCACATCGGTGGCGAGGTCGTGCGGGTGGTCCGTACAGAGATCAACCTCGACAAACGGAACACGGCCCGCCGGGACCTGGCCGGGGCAGGTGCCCGATGAGTCTGACCGCAACCTATGACGCGACGCTGTCCCGGATCATGCTCACGGCGACGGGACTGGACACCGACAACACCGACGCCATCATCGAACGGACGCTTGACGGTGGCATCACCTACGCCCAAGTTCGGGGCGCTTCGGCCGTCCCCGTGGTCGCCGGCGAGCTGGGCGTGACCGTGTCTGACTATGAGTTCGTCGATGGCGTCCCCAACCAATACCGGGTCACCGGCAACCAGGAGCTTGACCGCCTGTACCGCACCATCACCCCCGCGCTAGACACGGTTTGGATCAAGAGCATCGCCCGGCCATTCCTGAACCGGCCGATCACCGTGGTCGGCTGGTCCGACATCACCCGCGCCGCCCGGGGCGGAGAGTTCGACGTGGTCGGCCGGTCCATGCCCGTTGCCGTGACCGACGTCCGGAGCTCCAAAGCCTGGACGCTGGACGTGAGCACAGCGGACCGAGTCGAAGCTGACGCCCTGGACCTCACCCTCGCCGCCGGGGACGTCATGCTCATCCACGTACCAGCCGACTGCGCGATACCGGGCGGATACGTCAACATCGGCGACACCACCGAACGGCGCACCAACCAACGGGGACAGACCCGCGTGTTCTCCCTGCCCTGCCGTGAGGTAGCAACCCCCGGCCCGGCCGTGATCGGATCCACATCGACATGGACGTCGGTCCTCGCGACGTACGGGGACTGGTCCGCCGTCGCAGCTGCTCACCTGACGTGGGCTGACCTGTTGACCCTCATCGGCGACCCGTCAGAGGTGATCGTGCCGTGAGGGACGTGTCGGCTGAGTTCCTCGAAACCGTCCGCGGGTCGCATCAGATGGCCGCCCAAGCCATCGTGTGCACCACCTATCAGGATGGTGTGGAACCGGACGGCACCACCGTGCCCATCCTCGCCGGCGACGTCGTGGTCGACGGCACGGCCGAGGTCCGCTCGACCCTCGACCTCACCGTCGACGGCACCGCTATGTGGCCGGCCGCCGTCGACTCGCTCCTAGCCCCTTACGGGAACGAGATCTACATCCGGCGGGGCATCCAATACGGAAACGGGTCGGTTGAGTGGGTCGGCCTGGGCTACTTCCGGATCGAGGCACCTGAGCAGGACAACATCCCGAACGGGCCGATCCAGCTCACCGGGTCTGACCGTATGGCCGCTGTGGTCGACGGGCGGCTACTGGCCCCCCGCCAGTACCTGTCCAGCACCACCTGCGGCGAGGCCGTCGCGGATCTGATCGGGGACCTGTACCCAGCCGCAACGATCGAATGGGATGACTCAACGGCCAGCGAGGCCCTCGGCCGGACTATCGCGATCGAAGAGGACCGGTACGGAGGGCTGTCCGACATCATCACCAGCCGAGGAAAGATCTTCTACTGGGACCACCGCGGCTACCTCGTCATCCGGGACGTGCCCGACCCGTCAGACGTCGTGTTCGACATCGACCACGGCCGCGGCGGCGTGCTGGTGTCGATGAAACGCAAGCTGGACCGGCGGGGAATCCATAACGCCGTGGTGGCCATCGGCGAATCAACCGACGACGGGACCCCGGTCCGCGGGACGGCCCTGGACAACAACCCGGACAGTCCGACCTACTTCTACGGCCGGTTCGGGCAGGTCCCCCGCTTCTACACCTCGCCGCTGATCGTCACAGTCGCCCAGGCCCTCAACGCCGCACAGTCGATGCTCCGCAAGGAAACCGGGCTGCCCTACACGGTCAACTTCGGCATGATCGCAAACCCCGCCCTGGAACCGTACGACGCGGTCCGTATCCGCCGCCGCGACGTGCACACCATCGACACCCTCACCGTGCCCCTGGTCGCCAGCCAAGCCATGACCGGCACGACCCGCCAGCAAGCCGCAACACTCCTGGGAGCCCTATGAACACCACACGCCGTACGGTCCTGGTCGCCGGCCTGGTCGCCGCCATCCTCGCCACCGCTTCCGGCGCGTCGACGCTGCGCCGCCGGCCGCGCACCGAGGCACCCTCGCAGGACATCCGATACCGGCAGGGCACCATCCTGGACTTCAATCAGGTCACGCTCGAGAACGTCGTCGACGTCGGTGGAACCCCCATGGAGAACCTGCCCCTACTTGGCGTGGCCGACGCCGCCACCCTCACCGTCGGTGCCGTGGTCGGGCTGGTCGCCGTCGAGTCCAGCCGCGGAGTGACCTCGTACGCCATCATCGGCCGCTACGTAACCCCCGGCACCGCCGCCGCGACGGACGCGATCACAGCCCTGTCCAGCCGGATCTACACCGACACCGTCGCCGCGAACGAGGGCACCTCGTCCGGGACGTTCACCGACCTGGCCACCGCCGGCCCGGCCGTCACGGCCACCATCGGCGCCTCCGGCCGGGCCCTGGTCATCCTCAGCGCCAGCATGGCCATGCCGGCCAAGGGCGGCGTGATGGGATTCGAGGTGTCCGGGGAATCGACGCTGGCCGCCAGCGTCACCCGCGCCCTGGCCCTGTCCGACTCCGACCCCTCGTACGCCGTGGGAGCGTTCATGTCCCGCCTGGTGGAGGTGTCCGGGCTCAACCCCGGCGCGAACGTCTTCACCGCGAAGTATTACCAGGCGTTCGGGTCCGGTAACTCCGAGTTCCAAGATCGCAATATCACCGTGTTCGCCCTGTAGGAGGCCCCACAATGCCCGGCTCAACCACCACATATGGCCTGCCGTACCAGGAGCTGTCCGACGCACCGGACGGACCGGACCTCGGGCAGAACCTGGCCGAGGCCGTCGAAGCCGAACTTGAACGGATCGACGCCGACCTGTTCCCGAACAGCGTCGGCTTTGGCGAGTTCGCCGGATCGACCCACAGCACCACCTCCGGCTCATATGCGGACCTCGCCTCGCCGTCATCCGCGACGATCGTCAAGTCGCTCGCATCGACAACCCTCAAGGTCTCCCTGTATGTGCAGTTCGCATCCTCGGCCACCGACACCGGCGTTGAGTTCGCCGTGCGGATCTCCGGCACGGACTATCTAGTCGCGCCCTATCACCAGGCCCTGCCCAACGACACGGCCCGACTCACGGCAGCCGGGACCATCTTTGTGACCGGAATCTCTGCCGGGTCCCACACGGTCCAGGTCCGTTGGCGCCGGTCAAGCGGGGCCGGGACCATCAGCCGAATCATCAACGACGACTGGATTTCGCTTGTGGTAGAGGAAGTCCGCTAGGCCATGGCCCCCCCCTCGAAGATCAGAGAAGCCGATGACCGGTGTGGGTATCCGAGAGCTGCTTATGCTGCTCTACGGCGTCGCGTGGCTCGTCGTCGTCGTCCTCACGGCAGTGCGCACCGGCGCTGTCCCGGCCGAACTGTGGGCCGGACTGGGCATCGGTGAGGGCGCGCTGATGGGCATCTTCCGGGCGGATGAGGCGATGAGCCACCACCGCTCGGCTCCACCCAACGACCATCAACCCGATTGAGGGATAGGCGCATGGCCTACGTAGTCGAGGCGACTCTCTACATCTTCGTGTCAGGGGCGGCAACCTACGCAGCCGTTGTCTGGGGGCAGCATTGGGTGAGGGAACGGGGCCGGCGTTGAGACCAGCTCTGGGCCGCATCGTCGGCTGGGCAGTGCTCACGGCGTCGATGCTGACCCTCGTCATATCGGTGGCCACCGGCATCCGCGCCCACGACTTCGCCGTCTGCCAAGCCCAGTACAACGAGATCAACAACCAGCGGACGAGGGCGATCGTCGAGGCCGCCGATAGCGAACGACGGGCCGAACGTCGCCGGGACGACGCGCTCGACGCAACATTCCTGGACCCATCCCTGCTCAAACCGGCCGAGACACGCACCCCGGAAGAGCAACGCCGAGTCCGCGCCCTGTTCACCGAATACCTGGCGGCAGCCGAAGCGCTCAAGGACGCACGAGCCGCCGCCGACACGGCGAGAGCAGCCAACCCAATCCCGCCACCCCCCTCTATCTCGTGCGGGGGTTGAACATGGTGGCGGATCCGATGTCGCCTTAAGCCTCTGACCTGCGAAAACGTCCTGAGAGCCACGTAGAGGCCCTAACAGCCCAAGGTGTGATAGAGGATAAGGGTCCAGGGAGGCATTTCCGCAGGTAGCGCGGCCAAAGGTGCCCGTAGGCCCTCCCAGGGAAGACCCGTCCGGTAGTGAGCCGCCGGACGGGTCCTGCATTTTGCCCTAGTCTGTCCCGCTAGCCCCAGGAAGTCAGTTCGTGTAATGTTCGCGTTATGACGAAGCGTGAGGCACACCCCGCAGCCGACAGGCTCGCAGAGGACGAGGTCGAGGCCATGCGCCGCCGCCCACCGCGGCAGCGAGCGAAGGCCAACGACGAGGAACCCCCCGACACCGGCGTCGAACTGACGACCAAGCTGTTCCGCCGCTACGGCTGGCCCCTCAAGACCTCCTGCCCGACGCATCGCAACTAGACCGGAGGGACCCGGCCCGGCCGTTTCGAGCCCTGCCTCCGGCCGGACCGGGTCCCTCCCAGACTTCCCCCTGGGAGGGACCCATGTCCGTCATGACCGTCGATCCGATCCAGGTCGACGCCCGACCGCTCAACGGTGCGAGCCCCGTACTCAGCACCCCGGTCCCGCCAGCCCCCGCCAAGATCGATGGTCTTGGCGGGGGCGTGGCGGGGCGACGTCGCGAGCAAGCCGGCTACCTGATCCTCATAGCCGCCGTTGTGCTCGTGATCGCCTTCACGTTCGCCCTGTCGTTCCATGGACTGTTCGAGTTCGCCCGGGGCATCGCGTATCTGCCGATGCTGTTCTCACTGGCCGTACCGGTCGGTCTGGACGTGTTCTCGCTCGTGTCCCTGATCTCGACGTTCCTGTGCCGCGACGCCCCGGTTCGGACCCGGCTCTATCTGTGGTCCGTGTTCCTGACGACCGTGGCAGCGTCTGTGACCGGGAACGCCCTGTATGCCGTGGCGAGCACCAACGCCCGCACCGGTGGCACTCACTGGGGGTATATGCAGGTCGCAGCCGTGGTGGTCGCCGGGTTCTGGCCGGCCCTGTCGGCTGGCGCGCTGCACATGCTCATCATCGTCCGGCGCCACCTCACCCGCGTGGAGGACGTCCCGGCCGAGGTCGATGTCGAGGCCCGCGAGGACCTTGCCGCCAAGGCCACCGTGCTCGCCTACCGCGGGTCCAGCGTGGCCGACATCGTCGCCGAGCTGGGCGTTCCGGAACGCACCGTGCAGCGCTGGACGCAGCCGATCCGGGAGGCCCTGGCCGCCGCTGTCCAGGCCGCGCCTGTCTCACCCGCCTCGCCCTCGGCCCGCCGGCCCGCCAAGGCCCGCGCGGGACAGAGGACCTGAGAAACCGCCGGGACCTCCACCCTTCCCCTGTGGAGGTCCCGGCCCCGCTCAACCTGCTCAGCACGCTACAGGAGGAACCCGCGACCATGGCCGGACAGATCAAGCCCACAAGCCCCCTGACGGACCTAGCAGTCCTCGAGGACGACCAGCCTGTCGACGATGCTGAGCGTGGCGTCGTCGACACCGGCATGTACGGAGGCCCGGTCGACTCCGAGCCCGACGATCGGCGCACCATCTACGCCACT